TGAGGCCGCGCACCCGCAGTGGCGGGGGTTCGGCGCGCGTCAGATGGGACGCGCCGTTTCTTTTATATTGGACATGGACTAAACTTACAAGTTCGGAGGAATTAAGTTATATTGTTTTTGGCGTTAATTAAATAACGTCCGGAGCATCGTATTTGCAAAGCAGAATGAAGCGGCAAACTTCTTTATGTTGTCAGCTTTGCAATACAGCTCAAATAAGAGATAGTAGCTCACCTCTCCTACTGCGTTTTCACACGCAGTGTAGAGATTATCGAGGAGTTGATCTACTATTGCTAGTCTACCAACTTTCCCCTGATCCGACATCAAGATCCTCATTACTTCAGATCCCCTTCGGGTTTGGTTTGCGCACTCAAGTGCATATCTTATCGAACCGTAACCTTTAACCATTATCTGGTAGATTACGTTCTTTACTGCTTTCGTGAACTTAAACTCTTCCTTAAGCTTATGAACCTCTTGTGCTCTGAGCTTAAGTAATGAGAAACGTTCGTTGAAAACTTCCATGCAATTCTCTTCTTCTAAATTATAGACACCAATTGATCTTCGATACCACATTCGATCTCCTTTCCTAACTGTACCATGGTCGAACCAATTTCGATACCTACTGCCTACATTCATGAGATTGTAGAAACTCGGTATTTTTTTGGCTTTATCATCCCACAGCTCGTGTAGAAAATTTGAGTCATAATACATGTGGTAAATCCAGTTTTGAACATGTTCATTATAATAGTTATCAACCAAGTGCATTGCGAGCAATTCTTGATGCTCGTACACACTGGCGACATTGTTCTCAGGATTTACGATCCTTGTTATTGTGTCTATTGTTGGTCTGATTGGGTTTAGATCCTTATCCCAGTAAAATGATAAGAACTTTGGTTTCCGTCTAAAGTCATACTCCCACCTATGGGATGTCCCATTTTTATGGTCGTATGAAGTAAACGGTAGTTTGCTCTCTTCCCAAGCTATTGGGTTTAGATTTCTCGTTCCCAGTTCGATATAATCACCTGGAACATAAACTGGCCTCTTGTAGCTTACGCGAACATTTGATCCAAGAGTCAGGTATGAATCGTCTTTCGAGGCTGTTAAGCCAAAAAAACGATACGCCCTTCTTTGAAACAATCTTTTAAAATGTTTCGCTTGAATTTCGTCGCAATTGAATGCTATTAAGTGGTCATCACCATAAACTTTAATTGTGTAATCAGTAATGGACATATCTCTAACAACTTCGTCTACAATCATGTAGTTAACGACGCTGTCAAGGAGTGAAGTCCATATCGAACCTGATGGTACACCGTTTTTGACATGCATTTTCACGCTATTTGAT